TTCGTTAAAAGCAAATATTCACGAGGAATATTCATTGATAATGGATTATCTATGTCCAAATATAATTTATTTGTATTTGACGCATTCAAAAGATATGGTATAAAATCTTTAATTATTGATGTCTGCGTATATGGTTCTACAATAATTTTTTTAGAAAGAGATATATCAAAGTCTAGTTGTAATGTAATATTTAGTTCTGAGATCATTTTCTTAAGATGATCTGTGTCGATAATATCATTAAAATCGCATAAATTATTTTCATCACGATAGTCTATCTGAAAATTATGAAAATAAATATCTCTTTTAGAAATAATAGCGCAGATTATACCTCTACTTATAGATAATAATTGATTACATAAACCATATTTTGGTCGAACAATTAATAATTTCATATAAAATATATATGTATAAATATATATGTATAAATATATATGAAACTATACGTCGTATTTATTTTTATGTTAAAAATACTGTTTATAGTTTTATCAGGGATGGTTCTGACTGGAGTATTGCCAACAGATAATAATATGTATAAACTAGTGAGTAATTTTTTAAGGTTAACTCTTGGTATTTTTATTATTATATTTTTTTCAATTAATACTTTTGATAATATAGAGTTTCATGATAAGTTTTTTATTATTTGTGCGGGATATTTACTAATTTTTCCATCTTAAATATATATAAAGTAATAATAAATATATATATATATATTTATATAATGAAATATCCAAATATTATTGTATTTAGGTATAAGGAATACTCGTCTGATACAGATTCATATTTCGAAACCAATAAAGAATTGCTCAAATGTAATATACATGTTATAACAGATGATAAAAAAGAACTATTAAAATTATTTGATTCAAGTTATCATTTATTGGTAACTGTTGGACCAATTAATACAGAATATTATAATGATGTAAATAGCATAATTGTACCACGAATGCAAAAACGTTGGATACATTTTTTATCATTGCCGTCGATAGATCGATTTAATTCAGGAGTTAATTTTTGTTTTATGAATAATATTACAATGCCTCATGAAGAAACAAGACCAGTATTTTCAATAATGACGACCTGCTATAATTCTTATGAAAAGATTAATAGAGCATATAATAGTGTAAAACTCCAGAGTTTTCGTGATTGGGAATGGGTTCTTTTAGATGATTCGCCAACCGATGAACATTTTAATTTTTTAAAAAATATATTTAAGGATGATTATCGTGTTAGACTATATAAACGGAGCACGAATAGTGGTAATATTGGGAATGTTAAAAATGAAGCAACATCATTGTGTCGTGGCAAATATGTATTAGAGTTGGATCATGATGATGAAATTTTACCAGATACGCTTAAAGATGCTGTAACTGTATTTGAAGAGGATAGCGATGTTGGTTTTGTATATACCGATTTTATTAATATTTATGAGAACGGCAATAACTTTCAATATGGTGATTTTATAAGTAAAGGATATGGAGGTTATTATTGTCAAAAATTAATGGGACAATGGAGATATGTTTATAATAGTTGTCAAGTAAACAATATAACATTATCGCATATTGTATGTACACCGAATCATCCGCGAATATGGCGTATGAAAACATTACTGGAAATTGGTAATTATAGCGAATTTTTGCCAATATGTGATGACCACGAATTACTTATTAGAACGGCTGTTAATACGAAAATGGCTAAAATTGCTAAAATTGGATATATTCAATATATGAATAATGGTAATAATAATTTTTCTCTTATTCGTAATGCGGAGATTAATAGGATATCTCCAAATAATTTGTATCATCAATGCTATGAAGTATATAAAGTTCATGATAGAATGAAAGAATTGGGTGCTTATGAAGATGAAAAATATATAGATAATCATGTTAAGTTATGGAAGCGAGGTAGCGATTATAAACCGAAGTTTTGTAATAAATTGATAAATTTGGATTTTAAAAAACAGTATTGTATCTTAGGCGTATCTGTGTTATATAAAAATATGAGTCGTATATGCGAATTATATAAGATACCGACTAATGATTTTATTTTATTGGATAATAATGGTTCAGATAAAAATGGTTTATGTTCTCTTTTGGATAGTTTAGATTTTTCCCGAATGAAATGTTATTATATGGAGGATACGACAATGGATGAATTCGAAATGTATTTTCATAATATTTATCACAGTTGTAATGAATATGAGATAATTAAAGAGGATTCGTCAGATAAAAATGATATACATGTTATACATATTATAAAAAGTATGAATTTTAATACATCATTATCAAATAGATACGAAATTATAAATAAGCATACAAGTCCTGATGATTTATATGTAGAAATAGGAGTAGAATATGGTACAACATTTAAAAATGTTCATTTTACTAAAAAGTTTGGTGTTGATCCAGACCCTAAATTTGAAGACCCTAATTTAGTTATTGCGAAATCCAATGATTTTTTTGAAACACATGGTCACGAAATAAGTGATCTTCGATCTATTTTTATTGATGGAATGCATCAATCCGAATATATATTAGATGATATCAATAATGCTCTTCGTTTTATTCAGATTAATGGGACAATGATGATAGATGATATATTTCCAATGACCTATAACGAACAATTAAAAATACCGAATAAACACTATTATGAAAATAATATATTAAAATATGGCGAACCATGGACGGGTGATGTATGGAAAGTTGTTTTTTATATGTTGAAAAATTATACTGATAAATTTGATATGACTGTGTATAATAATATTGGATACAGAGGTGTCGGAGTTTTTGTTATTAAAGAAAAATTTGAGATACCTCATGATAAAATAGATGAAATAAATGGATATTCTTATTATGATAATTTTAGCGAATATATCGATAAGATAAATACTCATAAAATGAATTTATTGGAAGATTAATCATTAGATAAACAATTATCACATAATAATATTATTAAAAATCTTTGCGAATTTTCTACGCAGTCAATGCGAAAAAGTGTAAAAACTTTGTCATAATAAATATATTAAATATCAGTATTTATACATACAAAGATATATATAAAGATATATACAAAGATAACAAATAAATATAAAATATTAAATTTTAAAAATTTTCCTAGTATAATAGGACATCCTATTATTATTGATAAAAATACAATATTTTTTAAAGCATTATCTATTTCTCCAAAATATGATTCATCTATAACAGATAGACCATCATATTTTGGAGAAATAGATAATGCTTCAAAATATCTTAAGAAGGGTCGAAAACTTGGAGTTTTTTCAACAAAAATAGAACTAAAATTACTTGATATCAGATATTTAATACAAATTATTAATGATTTAATTTTGTTACGAAAAAATAACGATTTTGAAACAATTATAAAAGGATATATGACAATTGCTTTATCATATGGACTAGTATCTTTACATTCTCAATTAAATTTATACAAAAGTCGATATTTAACTACATTATCGTCCGACATAAAATATAAAAAATTAGTTGAGTATTTGAATGATTTTAATTCAAATAAAGATAAACAATTATTTCAAAATCCATTAGAATTACAAGGAATAAGAATAGGTGAAACAAATAATGATGTTGAAACAACATTCATATTAAAAGAAATCTTTGGTGAATATTTTGATGGTTTTATAAGTCCAGTAATATTCAGTCCTTACTTTGACGAAAATTTTATACCAAATGAAATTCTATTATTCAATCCATTAGATGTAATTACTCAACATAAATCTTTACCAAATAATTCTATAGCAATAGATATATATGATATATTATCTAAAAATAACATAAATTTATTTTCAGTAACAGCTGAACTGGACATAACTTTAAAATATTTCCATATATCAATCAATGTTTTATTTCCATTACAAAATACTATTTCTAGATCAATCTCATTTAAAATATTTTTAGACTTTGAAAAAAATATAAGATCTCTATAATATTTTTTATCAAATAAAAATAAAGATTCTTTTTTTTCTAATTCATTATCTATTAAAATTTTATTTTTTTTAAAATCACTCGTTTTATTCCATTCGTTAAATTCATTTATTAAATTATTTTTATCATAATTATATTCAATTTCGTTCAATAGTTCTTGAGATAAGTTATTCATATTATATATTAGTGTTTATGTATAACCGTATAAGGATTTATAAAATATAGATATAAGATTATTCATTTTTTTATATTCTTTATAAAAAAGTGTATTAATCGAGTATATGTTATAATGTTAATTATTCATATTATATTTTATTTACAATGAATGGTTAAAAATATATTTAAAAATTGAAAGTATATGAAAATAATACAATGAAAATATTTAATTTGAGTATGCAAGACCGCCCATCCCCGACATAATTCTTAACACGTTGTAATTGGTAGCATAAACTCTGATCTTTGATCCGAGAGCAGCTTTAGGAGTGAGTTGTAGCTGAAGAGTAGCATTGTCAATACGCGACATATTGCACGTACCTGAGGGTTGATGTTCTTCGGGCTTCAATGCGAAGGAGTAAACGTTGATACCAGTCACCGGAATGTTAGTGTGGCACTGGTAAGGTTGGACCAAATTGAAGTATGATCCAAGACGTTCCTGGAATCGATCATGTCCATTGAGCTGGAGCTTGGCACGAACAACGGGGTTACGACCAGCATTGATAGGACCGAAACCGGCGTGATCAGAGTAGTCACCAGCCGTGGTAATAGCACCGAAATCCGTAGGAGCCAAGTTATTGGCGTTAGGACCGGGACCAGCAGGGAGATTGATGGGTCTGATCTGGGCATTAGTACCGTACTGGGTAATCCCAGGCCCCCCACCCGGACTGTTGGGGGAGATCTGGAGACCAGCCTGAGTAAGGTAGTTAAGGTACTCCTGATCAAGAGGAGCAGCACCAACGAAGGGGAAAACATTGGTTGAGTCCTCAACATTGGTAAAGACAAGCTGAGCTGGGTCAGGTAATCCAGCACTGTTAATGCTGTAGTAACCAGAATCGGCATCAAAGTCATCAGTGTAGTTGTTCCACTGGTTATATCCAAGTTTGACGACATCATCTCTCTGAACAACCCAGATAAGTTCTTTAACCGGGTGATTGAGATTGAGTTTTACCTTGACATTTGTGTTCACAGTTGACTCATCGCCCGTGAACTGAAGTTGCTCGATCAGATATTCATGGGAAGTCTGAGCGAAACGTCTTCTTTCATCGGTATCAAGGTAGATGTAATCGATGAACAATGACGCGTACTCAAGAGAAGGAACGCAGAAAGCATCAAGAGTACCATTGACAGATACACCGCAGCTGTTGAGAGACCCAGCAGTAGACACGTAGCACTCGGATTTAGGACGGAACTCAAGTTCGATCTTAACCTCGTGATACTGGAGGGCAATAAGGGGAAGAGAAAGGCCAGGGTTGCGGCAAAACCAGAATTGAAGAGGTACATATAGACAGGTAGATTCAGTTCGTTGTAATCCAGTTCCCGTAAGGGCAACCGTGTTTCCAA